ACGCTCGAGCACTGGCCGATCGAGCGACTGATCGACTACGCCCGCAATCCCCGCCAGAACGACCACGCCGTGGAGCAGATGGCCTCGGTGATCACCGAGTTCGGCTTTCGGATTCCGGTGGTGGCCAAGAGCACGGGCGAACTGGTCGATGGCCACATGCGACTCAAGGCCGCGCGCCGGCTTGGGCTGACGACGGTGCCGGTCGTCCTGGCCGATGAACTGACGGATGCGCAGATCAAGGCCTTTCGGTTGCTGGCCAATCGATCCGCCTCCTGGGCGCAGTGGGATGAGGCGCTGCTGGCGCTCGAACTCGAAGACCTGAAGCTCGCCGACTTCGACCTGGCGTTGACGGGCTTCGACGCGGAGGAGATCACCCGGCTGCTGGGTGACGCAGAAGCCGCCGACGACGACGGCCAGGAGCCGACCGAAGGCGAGTCGGATGCCGCGGACGACATTCCCGAGGTGCCGGTCAATCCCGTCTCTCGCACCGGCGACGTTTGGGCCTTGGGGCCGCACCGTCTGATCTGCGGGGACGCAGCCGACGCCAGCGTGGTCAGCGCGCTGATGGGTGAAGAACGCGCGAACCTCTTGGTCACCAGCCCGCCCTACGCCAACCAGCGCGCCTACACAACCGGCGGCATCGCCGATTGGGACCGACTGATGCAGGGCGTCTTCACTGTCGCGATGACCGTGATGGCTGCGGCGGCCCAGATGCTGGTGAACCTCGGACTCGTCCATCGCGACGGCACCGTGGTGCGCTACTGGGACGACTGGCTCACCTGGATGCCGCGCCAGGGCTGGCGCTTCTTCGGCTGGTACGTCTGGGATCAGGGCGTGACCGTTCCCGGTGATTGGGCCGGTCGCCTCGCACCGCGACACGAGTTTCTGTTCCACTTCAACCGCGAGGCGAGGAAGCCCAACAAGACGGTGCCGTGCAAGTTCGCCGGACAGGATAAGCACTTGCAGGCCGACGGCAGCAGTAGCGGTGGGCTGCGGACCAGGGAAGGCGAGCGCACCGGCTGGAACCATGCCGGCAAGGTGACGCAAGACTTCCGCATCCCGGACTCGGTGGTCACCGTCACCCGCCAGCGCGGATCGATCGGCGAGGGCATCGACCATCCGGCGGTGTTCCCGGTAGCGCTGCCGCAGTTCGTGATCGAGGCCTACACGGATCCCGGCGAGATCGTCTTCGACCCCTTCGGCGGTTCGGGCACGACGATGCTCGCGGCGCAGCGCACCGGGCGCATCGCCCGAGCGGTCGAGATCGCGCCCGAGTACGTCGATGTGGCGATCGAACGCTTCCGGCAGAACTTTCCCGGTGTGCCGGCGACTTTGCTGGCGACCGGTCAGACCTTTCCCGAGGTACGCGATGAACGTCTATAGCGAAGCAGACTGCCATTACCATCAGACAACGCCGGGGTTTCCCGGCGTTTGCATTTCTGAAGAAATCGAGGAGTGGCGAACTATTCCATTGGACCCTGGGTACGAGGTTTCGTCAAAGGGGTGTGTCAGAAACGCCAGTACTGGAAAACTGCTGAAGCCTTGGCGCGCTGGAGCTGGTTACCTCTATGTGCAGCTTTGGCGAAGCCGTATCAAAACGGGCGTACATCGACTGGTGGCGTTCGCGTTTCTCGGTGATCCTCCCAGTCCTCGCCACGAGGTGGCCCACAACGATGGCAACCCTGAAAACAACTGTGCAGCAAACCTTCGTTGGGCGACGCACGCGGAGAACCAGGCCGACATCCGTAAGCACGGCACCGGCTATTACCACGGCTGGCGAGGCGAAACCCATCCAACAGCAAAGCTGAATGATCAACAGGTCATCGAAATCCGCCGTCGCTGCCGTGAGGGCAGCGCTGCCCGTAAAGCGATGGCGTCGAAGTTTGGGGTCTCTCGCGCCTCGATTGATCAGATTGTGCAAGGCAGAATATGGAAACACCTCAACTGAAAATCGAGCACTGGCAGACAGCCAAGCTGATCCCGTACGCCAGAAACCCCCGAAAAAACGATCACGTCGTTGACCAGATGGCGGGTGCGATCCAGGAGTTCGGCTTTCGCATCCCGATCATCGCCAGAAGTACCGGCGAGGTGGTCGACGGCCATCTGCGTCTCAAGGCCGCGATGCGGCTGGGTCTCGATCAGGTGCCCGTGGTGCTGGCCGACGACCTGACACCGACGCAGATCAAGGCTTTTCGCCTGCTGGCCAACCGCTCGGCGACCTGGGCGGAGTGGGATGACGATCTGCTGCGTCTGGAACTGGAGGAGTTGAAGCTCGACGACTTCGAGCTGGCGCTGACCGGCTTCGATGCCGACCAGTTGCTGGAGATCATGGCCGGCGAGGAGACGAGCACCGAGGGGCAGACCGACGACGACGCCGTCCCCGAGGTTCCCGAAACGCCGGTGTCACGACCAGGCGATGTCTGGATCTGTGGCAAGCACCGAGTGCTCTGCGGGGATGCCACGTTGGCCGAGAGCTACGATCGGCTGCTCGGCACCGATCACGTGTCGATGGTGTTTCAAGATCCACCGTACTCCGTCAACTACGCGAACACCGCGAAGGACAAACTGCGCGGCAAGAACCGTCCGATTCTCAACGACAATCTCGGCGAGGACTTCGGGCCATTCCTGGTTGCCGCCCTCACCCCGGCGCTCGCGCGCTGCGACGGCGCGGTCTACATCGCGATGTCCTCGAGCGAACTCGACACGCTGCAGTCGGCGTTTCGAGCCGCTGGCGGCCACTGGTCGACGTTCATCATCTGGGCGAAGAACACCTTCACGATCGGCCGCGCCGACTACCAGCGGCAGTACGAGCCGATCCTCTACGGCTGGCGGGAAGGGAGCAAGCGCCACTGGTGCGGCGATCGAGATCAGGGCGACGTCTGGCAGATCAAGAAACCAGTCAGGAACGATCTGCACGCGACCATGAAGCCCGTCGAATTGGTGGAGCGCGCGATTCGCAATTCCAGCCGGCCAGGAGACACGGTGCTCGACTGCTTCGCCGGGTCAGGCACGACGTTGATCGCAGCCGAGAAGTCGGGGCGCAGCGCGCGGCTGATGGAACTCGATCCGAAGTACGTCGACACGATCGTCCGTCGGTGGGAGGACCACAGCGGAAAGAAAGCCACCCGTGAGTCGGATGGCGTGGCGTTCGACGCCTTGGTGTCAGAAGCGGGTGCTCTTGAACACCGTGAATCCGTGAGGAGTGTGGCGGACAAAGCGTAGCCACTGACCGGTGCCGCTGCGCTCGGCAGTGACCCAAACGGCGTCGTCACCTGAGAGGCGGATCTCTTGGCCAGGCTTCAGCGCGTTGAGGCGTTCATCGAGGGTGGTGGTCATGGCGGTCTCCTTGGGGCGGGTGGTGGCGACAACTGCATCGTCGCGCTTCACCCGACCGAAGCCAAGCGTTTCTTGAAACACGGTTCCACGCGGTTCGGTTGCGCGCAAGAGCCCTACGCTCACGCCTGGCGCCAGGGCTCGAACCTTGGCGCCGTGCGGCATCAGGCAGCGGCCAACTCTTCGGCGATCTCGCAGTGCACCACGAACCCGGTCAAGTACGGCAGGCCGCAGGGGATGCCATAGTCGCGGGAGGTCTGGCGCCCGATGGTCCAGACCATCCACCGCGCTGCGGCGGCGTAGATCGCTTGCTCGATGGCCTTGCCCTTGGCCCGCTCGTTGAGGACGTCGTCAGCGAAGTGGCGACCATGGCGGCTGTCGAGGAAGGCCCGGACCGATTCGAGCGGCTGGCCGGTCGCTGCGGCGATGGTGGTCATGGCGATCGGCCAGGAGGCCTCGGCCTGGTCTTCGAGGGTACCGGAGAAGCCCCAAGTGTCGTTGCGGCTGGCGGGGATGCTTTGGGTCGTCATGGTGGTCTCCTTGCGGTGGGTAGTGGCGACACCCGTATGAACGCGCTCTTTGAGCAGGAAGCCAAGCTCCATCTTGGCATCCTGCCCGGTGAATGTCATCGTCTGGCGTCGACCCGCATGAGCTCGGCTTGTGCTCCGGCGATGACGTCGAGGCGCACGTTGTTGGGGACGTAGGTCGCCAAGTGGTTGAGGGTCCAGTTGAGCACGTTGGCTTTGTGCTTCAGGCCCTCGACTTCCTCGTAGCGCGCGATGAAATGGTCGAGTTCGGCCAGCGCGCGCTCGATGGTGGCGCGGGCGTTGGTTAAGGCCTCGAGGCCCTGAGTCTCGGCGTGCTGGGCCATGTAGTCTGCGTCGTTCATGGGGCTTCTCCTGGTTGGCGCTGCGTTGATGACGACTGTATGAACGCGCTGTTCGAGCCGTAAGCCAAGCGAATTCTCAATCTTCTTCGCCGGCACCCGGAACCGGTTTGCCCCGCCGCGTCAGGCTTGGCCCTGCGGCTTGCACCGTCGCGCGGTGTGGCGCTCTCGGTTCGCTGGCGACCATTGGTTGGCGACGCGGATTCAGCACCACGTGACACCAGAGCGCAACTCGTGTGCAACGGCCAGCAGGTGAAAGACCTCTCGCAGGCGCCGGATGACGCCTTCCTGGTCGATGCCGGGATCGATGACTCGCACGCCCGGCTGGATGGTCGGCCGGCCGGCGACCTCGACGATGCGGGTCGGGCCGCGCTCGTCGGTCGGTGCGACGGTTTGGAAGGCGCCGGCCTTGTGCAGTGCGCGCAGCGCCCGTTGCCGCAGGGCCGGAAGTTCGGCGAGGGTGATCTCACCATACCCCTGGGAGGTGTCGATGCCGATGGCGCCGAGCACGATGGCGGCATTGCGGTTGCAGTAATTGAGGCTGGTCTCGGGTTGCGCTGTGACGACGATGCTGATGCTCATTCTTGGCTCCGGGTCGATCGTGTATCAGTTGCCGCGCAGGATCTTGATGCCGGCATTGACCAGGGTCATTACCGCGCTGGCGAAGATCGTCTCGGCCATCCAGGGGCAGGCCTGGCCGTCTTCGAGCAACTCGTCGATGGCCTGTCCCGACTTCGCCCGCATCGCGGCGAGGGCGGCCTCGCGCTGCGCGTCACCGACGGTCCGGATCTCGGGGCACAGCCGGATCAGGGTGCGCAGGGCGGCGTCGGCGAGGGCTTGGCCCAGGGTATCGAGGTTCGTGGCTTGGGTCGGGGTCATGGCGCAGCTCCGTGTGGGGTGGTGGATGACGGACACATGAACGCGCTGTTCACTCCGGAAGCCAAGCAGACGATTGATCTCCTGGATCCTTGCCGGTCAGGATCTCCAGCCAGTCGCGCACGAAGTGCTCGCCGGTGACTCCGTGGTTGCGGACGTAGCGAACGCGCTTCATGGTGAGGTTCCACTCCTGAGCGATGCCCCGGATCGTCTTGCGATTCTGGCGCATGAGGCGGCGGATGGTTTCGGCGCTGAGGGTGTTCATGTCGGGCTCCTGGTGGCGTTGATGACGATCGTATGAACGCGCTGTCTGGTGCCGAAGCCAAGCGTTTTCTGCAGTGACATCGAACAAGAGACCCGGCTCTCGGCCGGGCCTGGTTCGATTTATTTGGCCATCTTGGCAATCGAGCTAGCCAAGTCTTGCGCGGTCTTGGCGCGCATAATTCCGGCCCGATGAAATTTTCCGTCGTTGAATGCGTTGTAACGTCGCCCATTGACGACGATGGTGTAGTCGCCGACCTGGTCTGCGTTGCCGATGACGATTTTCTGCTCTGCGGCCTGCTGGGTTTTGGCTTCGTCTTGCACGGTTCTTCTCCTGGTTGGTGCTGCGTTGCGATGACCGTATGAACGCGCTGTCTGGTGCCGAAGCCAAGCGGATTCTCAAGCTTTCTTCAGCACACTGGCGTTTCACACCTTGGCCTCGGTCATGCGCAGTCCTTTGAGCTGCACCGGAGGGCGGCACTCGTAGGCGTCGGGTCGCTCTTCGAAGTCGGCGATGACCGCCTTGAGCACGGCCTGGAGGTAGCGTTCGGGCTGCCGGTAACGCCTGAGGCAGTCGAGTTGCCGGGCGGTCGCCGTGACGTGGAACCACTGGTCTGGCGTCACGGTGTCGCACAGCTCGCACCAGACCTTCACGCCGTGCTGTTCGACAAAGGCTCTCGCGCCGGAGAACACGGTCGGCGTCGCTTGCGGGTAGCGCATGCGGGTCATTGCGCCACCTCGCCGATGCGGTAGACGCGATCGCGGCCGGTTGCCTTTTCGGAGGTGATGGTCAGCCCGAGCTTCTTCTTGAGCGCGCCTGCCAGGCAACCCCGAACAGTGTGACCCAGCCATCCGGTGGATGCGCAAATTTGCGCAACCGTCGCCCCCTCGGGCCGCTGCAGCATCGCGATCACGGTGGCTTGCTTGCTGTTCTCACGAGTTCGCGGCTGCCGCTCGACGACGACCGGCTGCGGTTCCGGCTCGGCCTGGTCCGGTCCCCACTCGGCCTCGATGGCCGCCACCGCCGCCTCGATCTCGGGGTCCGGGGTGATGGGCTCCGGCAGCGCGCACTCACGCCCCACGGCGGCGTAGCC